TAATATTCCAATGGATAATACTATCAAAAAGAGTATGGCTTGGGAAGACATACACGAATTAGTAACTACAATGGAGAGATAAATATGAGTTGGGAAAAAATAATTAAAAAAGAAAGTGGAAAAACTATTGAACAATTTAGAGATTTGTTTGAGCCAATGGTGGAGACGTATTTGAATGATAATATATTTGATGAAAATGATTATACAGAAGAAAAAATGAAAGAATTACAGGATGAGATTAATCGTGGAGATGCATTGGCAGGTCTCGGTAAATATATTGATATTTACTTAAGTCTTGACCCTGATGATAAAGAAGGCGGTTATTATGTTGATGTTGAGGTTTCAGGAAAATACGATGCATTCGGTATGCAATTTGATTTAAAAGGAAACATGAGGAGGTTGTAAAATGCCGGAAAAAGTAACAAGAGAAGAAAAATTACTAGAACTAGCAATCGCTAAGGCAAAGGAAGTATTACAAGAGGCTAATGTAAACAATATGGAACTAGATGAACCATTAACAGGTGAAGAAGTTAAAGTGAAAAGACCTAAGAAAAACCCCTCAGAAGTACCTTTACCAAAGACTAGTAATATTGAAGGAAAGGAAAAGAAAGATTCTAACTGAGTGAGGTAGTATGCCGCAAACAGGACTTCTATTTGAAAAAAAAAGGACTCCTTTAACTAAAAGGGTTTTAGATTTTTTTGAAAGAGTTAGATATTCATACCTTTCTGCAAAAGAAAGTCCTTCTGAATATGGGGCTAAATGGAAACAGACTGTTAAAGAAGTTAGAGACCAATTCGATTCATTAGATGATTTTTCTAGAGAATTAAAAACTTACTTAAAGGAAAAAACTGCTTTTTCTAATGAAGCATACGACCCCAATTCTAGACAAGCGAAAGAGATTTATGATAGTGTTAAAGAACTTAGATTCAAGTCAGACAAAATTAGTGACCCGTTTTCTAAACAATTAGGAGATGATGTAATTAATATACTCTTAAAGGACGAATCTATTTTATTATCATTTATTCATTATGCGGTTCGTTCCCATACCAATACAATACCCGAAAAATCTTGGAAGGCACATGGGCTGAAACCGGATGAGATTACTCAAGGATATATGGGCTTAGATTTAGAACCTAAAGATGTGCCTATTTATATTATAGAACATTATGGTAGTTCAGATGAGAATACTGAAAGAATAGAAACTAAGTGTAAACAGGCATTCAAAAAATTAGAAGATATTTATTTAGAAAAATATGACGATGAGGATTGGGATGCCTTATTAGAATTAGATATATCTAAATCACAAGAACAGAAAGCGGAAATAGATTTTATTAAACCTAATAAACCAATGTATCGTATTTTCGAGATAGATGATTTGGATGATATTAAAGGGCTAACCGGAGAGTTTGTTGTTCAAGAAAAATATGATGGTATGAGAATACAGATACATAAGTTCAATGGTAAAGTTAAGATTTATTCTTTTAATGAAAAAGATATTACTTCTAAATGTCCCGAACAGGTAAAACATATGGAGAAAAAACAATTCGGGGATTGTATATTAGATGCTGAATTAATGTTATTTTTAGATGATGAACCCCTTCATAGAGCAGACACTATTACTCATGTGTTTCATAAGAAAACAAAAGGAACATTGAAGGCACACGTTTTTGATATTATGGTGCATGAAGGGAAAAATATAACTGATGACCCACTAAGAGAAAGAATTAATATTTTACTTTATCAATACTCACAACATTCTTCCGAACTCATGGCGTTTCCTTCTAAAAAAGATACTAGAATAGCAGATTCTAAAAAGGAAGTTGAAAACTATTCAAAGAATATTATGAAATTACCTGCGTCAGAAGGAGTAGTTATCAAGGATATTGAATCTACCTATTACATAGGAAATAGAAAAAATCCTAAGTGGGTTAAATGGAAAAAATTTGTTGACTTAGATGTAGTAGTATTAAACGACAGAAAGACAAAAAGTAATTTACATTCTTATACTATGGGAATCGGGCCAGTTACAGCCGAAGTTGCAAGGAACTATGCTACTGTTGATTATGAAGATAAGGCCTATTTAGAAGTTGGTAAGGCTCTTAATACAAAAATAAATGTTGACATAGGTACTATTGTTAGGGTTAAGGTCGATGAAGTAACTAAAAGGAACGATAAATTTAGCCTATATTCTGCCAAAGTAATAGAAATACCGGAAGTAACAGAATCAGATAATATCGCTACATTAGAAAAATTAGCATCTAAGAGTAAAAAATCATTATCAAGTGCAATTAATAGTTTAATTGGTACTGCTGTACCTGTCCCATTTAGAATTATGAGTGGGTTGGAATCTAATTTACTTAAACCTAAAAAAATTAAAAAGGGATATTACATTACAGATGATATACACGGTACTGCTGAAATTATATTAAAAGAAGATTTAGACGGCTTTACTATCTATGGTTTTGATGGCGATAATTTAATGGAGAAAAACGCTCTTTATAATATTGATTTGTGGAAAGAAGAAATAGCGAAATTAATAAAAAGTAACAGGTCTCAATTAAGAATAGCAATAAAGGATGAAATAGCAAATAGTCCAAATGAAAAATTAACATCAGAAGAAATAATTGAATTTGTGCAAACCAAGCACAATAAATCGTGGGCGGGTTGGATTAAACAAAATCCTAACAAATTAACAGGATGGTTAAAGCAACAAGATTCTGTTGAATTTTTAGATAAAGAAAATCCTCAAGTCTTTGTTGTTGATGAATCATTTATAGAAAAGGATAATGAAAATGATGAAGATAATGAAAATATTATTCAAAAAGAAGATTCGAGAAAAGGTAAATTTACTATAAATAGACAAGATGATGGTAATATTAATTTAATTATAGATTATAAAAAAAGCAGATTTGCTTGGTTGATAGATATAGAGGATACAGATGATATATACAACTTATTCGGCAAATCCGTAAAATACCCTGCTATCGTAGCAGAAAAAATAGATGCAGGTAAAATTATAGATAAGGGTGATATTATTTTAGGAATACAAAAAGACGGTTATCACGAATATAAATTAGAAGGAGATAAATTTGAAACTAGACTACATCTTAGAGTTGTTCCTATAAATGAGAAAAAAAGATGGGTAGCATGGACTGGAAAAAAACAAGTTATGTTAAAAGATAAAGATAGTATAGATATTTGGAATATTGAAGAAGATAAATATTCTAATTTAACACTTCCTAGTGAAAAATAGCGACTACTTAATATAGTAAAAGTAAAAAGACAAAGAAATAATGCTTATGCAACCTTCTCTTTTATTCAAAGCAGATAGAGAACATGAGTTTACTATTCTTAAATCCGATGATTTGATTATTGGTGGCTACGCTTCGATAGAAATAGTAGATAAACAAAATGATTTAATTACATTAAGTGCTTTAGATGATGCGGCAAAAAACTATATGTCTGAAAAGAAATATAGAAATGTTATGTCTAATCATTCTAATGTTCAGGTCGGAGAAGTCATAGAAAAGTATAGAGATACTAATGGAACTCTTCATAAAACAGGAGTAGATGACGTAGGTTTCTATGTTGTTATTAAATTAAGAGATGACATAGAAAAGGCAAAAGAAATTTCAAGGAGTATTAGAAAAGGAACGCTTCGTTCTTTTAGTATTGGAGGTCAGGCGATTTCTAAGAAACAAAAAACATCAGATGAGTTTGGTGAGTATAATGAGATAGACAGGTTAGAATTACATGAAGTAACTATCTGTGAAAAAGGGATTAATCCCGAAGCAAAATTCGACATTTTAAAAATGGAGGATAAAACAATGAGTGAAAAATTGGAGAAAGCACTCGAAGAGTTGAATGACTTGATGAAACAAGTTAACGGACTCGGAGAGGAAGGAAAATATGACGAAGTAACGAAGAATGCCAAATATAGTATGTCAACTAGGGATGATGAAGAAGAAGAAGAAGATGTTGAAACTATGATGTCTATGCGTAAGGATGATGAAGAAGAAGAGGAAGAAGCAAAATCTCTTGATGAAGATTCAACAAGAGACTACGAAGCAGGGGAACTTGTAGTTAGTGGTGGTAAACCAACTAGCGCACCTGCAACACTAAAGAGTAATGGGTTAGATGATTCGGACTTTAGTACTCTTAACCTAAGTGCAGACAATGTTGAGAAAGCATATGCACAATTCAAAGCAGAGCAGATGGAAAAAATTGCATACGATAATCTTTCTAAGCAATTTGAAGCAAGACTTTCAGAAGAACTTTCTGTTAAGAAATCAGCAGCAGAATCCGCATCATACGATGCTAGAACAGATGTAGCAGCACTAAAAGAAGAGTTTGCTCTACTACGAAAATCTCTATCAGAGAAAGACGCAACAATTCGCAAAAGCGTGGAAATGTCAATGGCATTACCGGAAGGAATACCTACAAGTTTAGAGGCAGCAGCCAATATGACTTGGGATGACGTACATTCTCTTGTGAGGGGAAATTAAGGAAGTGAAATTATGAGTGGATATATTAAAACAATGAAAGATTTAGAAGCAGCAACATACGGATATGGCGGAACAGGAAGCGGCAATGCCTTGCTTAAAGCAGGTGGAGTTGTAGGTGGTTTCGGTACTCCTCACGATACTAGTGCTAATGCATTTACGGGTGCAGCAGGTCTAGGTGATTTGTACAACCTACTATACGGACAGAAAGTTTGGTCTGTATTAAACCAAGAAGTAAACCCTCTAGCAATGCTTGCTAAGAGACCTTACACATCAAGCGGTTGGAGAGTTTTGAAATCACGACCTATTGGTGGTAGTGATGCAGCATTCGGTACAGGTACTAATGCAGTTACCGCTAGTATTTCATCAGCAGATGCAGCAACTCCTAGAGCAGACCAAATTGGTGGTGTCGGAGAAAACGCAACATTAGGTGGTGCAGACGGATTTAGAGCAATCGCTCCTGAATATACTAAACTATATGTTAGCCCTAAGACTATTGCACATCTATTCGAGTTCTCAGAACTAGGAATGGAAATGGCTGCAATTGATGATGGTGTTGGTGATATTCGTGCTATCGTTAGAGAAGACATGGGTAAACTACACGCAGAAGTTCAGAGCAAAATGTTAGTTATGCCTCTTGAGAAATACTCAGAAAACGGTACAACAGGTATTGAGAAGAACTACACTTCTTTAATGAAGATAGTTTCATCTGCGGTTGAACTTGCAACTATGGCTGATGATGACGTATTCTACCACAACCAAACAAATAACGGTACAGCAGCACAACTTGCTGATGCTACCACTATCTTTGGTTCAACTAGAACTGTTACTGTTAACACATCAGGCGGAAGTGGAGCATACACCTACACTGGTGTTCCATCTTTCCTAGATGCAGAAGTTGATTTTGGTGCAGGTTATACATCCGGTGAATGTAGAGTTCTAACACTAAGTATTCTTAATGATATGATTAGAAGAATCCGTACTAACGGCGGAAACCCTAAAGTTATCATTACAGGATATGATACCATACAGAAAATCTCTGATTTACTACAATCACAAGAGAGATTTATGGATAGGAAAGAAATTGTTCCTTCCCATAATGGTGTTCGTGGTGTTAAGGGTCAAGAAGTTGGTTTCAGAGTTGCAACATACTATGACATACCAATTATCCCTGCTAAAGATATGCCGTCAACAGGTAAGTCCACATCTAACAGAATTAGTGATATATTAGTTCTAGATACAGACCATCTATGGCTATCTGTAATGAAACCTACACAATACTTCGAAGATGGTATTACTAGTGGAAACCCATTCGGTGTTGGTAAACTTGGAAATCAAGGAATGTACCGCACTATGGGAGAAACTTGCTGTTCTTTCTTCAAGGGACAAGGTAAAATTACCAACCTAAAGAGTGCTTAAGGTATTCGATAGTAAGTGAAAACGTAAAGTAGTAGTCTCTACTCCGAAGTATCGGGGTAGGGATTACTACCCTATAAAAAAAAGGTTGATAATTATGGCTTTAGTAAAATTGAAAACACATAGAAATGGCGAACTAGTAATAAGAGGGGCAGGGGAAACACTGTATTCCATTAATGCAAATGCTCCTTGTGAAGTACCTGCAAGAATTGCAGCATTGTATTTAGGTGATGAAGCAATAGAAATTGACTTTACAGAAGATGATAAAAAGGATATTGCAAACTTACCTGAAAATAGAGTAAAGGCAATTCGTAGGCACTTAGGTGTTGAAGGAGATATTCTTGATATATTGTATCCTAAGAAGGCAAAAGTTCCTGTAAAGAAAAAGGTCGAAGCAGTTGTAGAAAAAGCAGTAGAGACCGTTACTGAAACTGTATTACCGAAAGAAGAAAACATAGTAGAAAAGAAACCTACTGCTAAGAAAACACCTGCAAAAAAGAAAACACCTGCAAAAAAAACCACAACTAAGAAGGAAGTGAAGTAATGGTTTCCGCAGGTAGTCCTGTAAAAACTGCAAGTGCAGTAGTAAATGATGGTAGATGCAAATTAACAAGTATTCATTTTTGTTCTACTGGAACTGCTACATTAAAAATATACGACCATAATACTACTAGTGTCGGTTCGGCAGATGAGGTTGCTAGATTAATTCTAACTGCTAATTCTACAATCGAATTTGATATGCACAATAGGTCAATGGGAACAGGAATAACAGCAATTCTAACTGGTTCAGGCGGTTCATACTCCTGTTCTTGGAGTTGATATTATGCCTAGTATTGATACAGATACAAGATTAGTAATGACTATACTTTTCGTTGGTGCTATTAGTGGCACTAACATTTATTTTTACACTATATATGGAATTGACTTTCCATACACCGGATTATCCCATGCAGTATTGTTTGGAATATGCACAGTAGGAGGGATAATGTTATTGAAAGCATTGTTTGATTTAATGTTAAATGATATTATAGAAGATTTTTTATTACAAAGAAAAATAGATGCTTATTGGAATAGGAAAGCAAGAGATGAAGAAAATCGTAAGAGAGTTAGAGAATCACTTAGGAGTTTTAATCAATCATTCGGACAGCCATTTTATGGGGACTCTAATCTTCCAGTAATGCAACAACCACAACAACAATTTGATGCGAATACTATTAGCCCAACATTTTTAACAGGCTTTAATGAGTAGGTGATTATATGGTAGGAGAAATCCTAATGGGATTCGATGAATCCACATTAGCCTATGATTTACAAAGAGCGCATTCTGCTGATATATGGTTCTTAAGAGCGAGGTTTTTTCTTTGGAGTGGGATTGCTTGTGTTACTAGTTTTTTTGTAGGTCATGCTATATCTTTATTTGGCTATAATTTATATTCTTCAACTTGGAACGGAATAGTTAATTTATTTCATCATTTGGTGTGATAAACAATGTCGGTAATGGCGGGCTTCGCTATTCTGTTAGTTGAGGGTATAAACAAAGTCTATCAGAGATTACATTCTATACCCTTTGGGGTATATGGTGCTAGTAAAGCAGGTAAAACTACATTACATCATCAACTAAGAACTAGAGGTGAAGTTCCATCTATTACAGATAGAACTGTCGGGCTTCATCGAGCATCTAGAAAATTTGTAAAATTAGACGGTGATGCTCATACTGTTAAAACTGCTGATGTTGGTGGTGAAACTGTATTTTGGCAAGAGTGGGTAGAAGATATGAGAACTCGAAAAGTTAAATATATTATTTTTATGTTAGATGATAGGCATATGGATAAACACTATGATATAGAACAACAATTATGTTGGACTTTTTTAGTAGATACTATTTGTAGTCCTTATTGGAATGTTGGTGGAAAAAAGAAAAAGAAAAAGTTACATGATTACCCCGTAGCAGTTGGTCTTTGGGCTAATAAACATGATTTGTGGAAAGACAAATATGATTATGAGACAATAGAAAAACATCCAATATTTGAATCCTTTAGAAATGGTATGCAGAAGTTAAATGATAAGGGAATACCTTGTTATAAATATATAGTAAGTGCTAAATCTGATTCAGAGATGGTTTATAGAGGAATCCTAACAATGATAAAGGACTACTAGTGGGGTATTATCACATGACAATGAATTATAGCCCACCAAATTTAATCGGCGCACAATCAGCCCATGTGGGGGCTAACCCATATTTAGATAGATTTAGTTCTGCTAGAGCAGCAGGTACAGTAATCATGTATGAATATAAAAACATAAAACCGAAAAAGAAATTAAAAGAAATAATTAAAGTTCTCATGCCTGAAAAAAAGACTTTCTTAAAGTTCCCATACAAATTTAAATACAATATTAAAGATAGATGTGTAGTATGTGGTTCTCAGAAAGTTTGGGAATCAGGCGATACAATGAGACCCCCTTTACCTTTACACAAAGTTAGAAAAGGTTATCCAATGAGAGGAACTTACTGCAATAAACACGCATCAATACATAAACAATACGAAATGTTAGAGCAACAAATATTAGCAGAAGAACACGGTCTTTCTTTTAGTGCATATATTCCATCTGCTAAAAGTTTGAACCCTGTTAATTTAGTAACATCAAGTCCAATGACAACATTAAAACAAGCCGATATGCAATCTCTTTCTGCTATGGGTTGGACTATTAAACCTCCCAATAATGCTATTGAAAATAAAGAAGAAGAATTATTTAGATTAATTATAGAAACTAATAATATTAATGAAAGAGTCAAAACTCTATTAACCGAAGGCGTTAACGTTGTCAATGTTGAAACAGTGGGGGAGTGATTAATGGGATTATTCGGAACTAGTAATGGAGCATTAGCAACACAAATCGGCGCACAGCAGCAAACCCAATTCAAAGCAATGAACAACCTTCTAACTTTACAGGAAAATCATGTAGAAGATTTCTTTCAATATCATGGGGAATCATTCTTACGTACACTAGAAAAATTAATTGAAGATACTGTTCAAAGAGCAGTCAGTCAAATGTTAGTTAAATTAGAATTTAGTCAGAGTTCTAGTGGAAATTTATCTATTACTCCTGATGCATTAACTGAGTTCACAAACATAACTCAGGAAAATATTGATTTAGATATACAGCAACTATTGGCTTCTGCTGTTAATAGTGAAGTTGTTATGCAAAGAAGAATGGCTAAACAACAATATCTTGAGGCGCAGGGATTCAGTTCTCCACAGCAACCGCAACCTCAAACTAATACTATGGGTGCTATGGGTAATATGGGTGGTATGAATCCTCAAGGATTAAACCCTAATCAAATACAAGGTGGTAACATGAGTACGAATTTTAACAATACTCTAAACCAACAACAAATGGCTATGAACAACGGTAGTGGTTATCCTATTCCTCCTAGTGGTTATGACAACATGAATAATCCTTATTGGATTGACCCGCAAACAGGTCAACCAACATATACTCCACCTCAAAGTGGTCTAGGTCTAGCGCAAGGATTGGGTAAAGCAGTTGCATGGGCTAAATGGCTTGCTTAAGGTGGTTTGATGAATGGCGACAAAAGGAGTATATATTAGTAATGAATTGGATAGAACCCAATTTGTAAGATATCTTTTGACCGAAGAACAAATAGAACTATTCAATACAAAAGATTTCTCTTCTTCTAATAAAAGAATAGAACAACTTTTTTATAAATTTGCCGCCGATATTTTTTATAAGTCAGAACCTTCACCTAACAGTTTGTTGAAAGAAGCCAATCTTTCTGTTAGAGGGTTGAGAAATGCAGATGAAGATGATTTCTCTAAGGATTATCCCGATGTAGAAGAAAGAAAACGTAAGCCAAAAGAGTTAGAAAATTTAATAAAACTAATTATGAAAAAAATAGGAAAAACAAAATTACATACTTTAATAGAAAAATTAGCCGCTAAAGGTTATTTTACAATATATAACGAGTCTAAAGAACAGAAGAAGAAAAAATTAACTTATGACGATTCAAAATATATTTTTACAGTAGCGTTATTAAATAGGGCTAAAGAATTAAATTTTTTAACTAGTCAATTTACAAATGAAAAAAGAGTAAAACAATTATTAGAAGAAACGTATGATAAACCTAAACTTACTAGTGAAGAATTAAAAGATATGAAAGATAAAATAAAAGAAAAAATACTAGACGATAAAGACGTTAAACGAGAATCTCTTTCTTCTGAATCTGAAAAAGATGATTTTGATAGAACACTAAACGAAGAAATCGAAGAAAGGTTTGAAGAACAATTAGCAACTTTAGAAGAAGTTGATAGTGAAGTGGGTAATTATGGTATTATAGATTCCTTTGATAAGGGGAAACCTATCTATATTCCTGAGTTGCTATTAGCAGATGGTGTTATTACTACTAATATACAAACAACGGGTAAGGGTAAAACAACAACTGAAAGTTCTATTGAAATTGTTATAGACACTAAAAAATATTTTAAATTAGCATTTAAAAAAGCCGGACTAGACGCAAATATATTAGGTGATAAATCTAAATATAATATACAAACTGTGCAAGAGGATACAACAAAAGAAAAATCAGACATATATCAAGAATGGCTTAAAAAAATAAGTAATAATAATGAAAAAATTACTTATCTAACAACGCTATTAGATACAACCGAAGAAGAAGAAGAAACGAACAATAGAATTAAAGAAATTTTTGGTGTTTCTAATTCAAAGTTTATTATAATGTTGCTTAAAGATTTGTCTGATGGAACAGACAATTTTGAGAAAAGAATACTAAGACAAAAAAGAGGAAAACGCGAGGGAGGTAGTTTTGAGGTTTCTGTTCTTAGAGAAATCTTAGATAATATAGACGATGTGTTAGCAGAAAAAACTAAAGATACTGACCAAGAAGATGAAGAAGATATAGAAAAACAACTTCTAAAAAGTGTTTTAAAAACTATAACTTTTTTAAAGAAAGAAGATTTTAGTGGACTTAAAGACTTTTTTGAACCTTCTTTTAGTAATGGGATTTTAGTATTAGAAAGAATATTTAGTGATTTAGACCAAAAGAATAATACTAATTCAATAGAAACACCCGCAGTTGAAAAGTATAACGTTTTATCCTCGTTAACTGGTAGTAATTATATTGGTATTACTAAGTCTCAGGCTTACGCAAAATTAAATTCTGAATATAATAAAATTAATGATAATAAAACTGTTGCTAAATTAATCACAGAAATAATCTCATCAAATAAAAAAATAAATAGTGCTTCAATGTATGATATTAAAACTGCTATTGAGAGTATATTAAGACCACAAAATCAAGAAATAATGATGGGAAAATATAGATTTACGTTAGCGTTTACTTCGAAGTCTGGTAAAGAGGCGTTAAAAAGTAAAGAAAAATTTGAAGAATATTTAAATTATGATAAAGATTATGGAATACAACTTGCTACTGCTACCACTGGTAAAAAACCCAATGAAAAAATGAAGAGATTGTTATATAATAAAGAAGAAATAATACATCCTGATATAAATACAATATATGATATGATAACGGACGATATTATACCTTTCCAAAATGAATTGCATAGAATATTACAAAAGGAAAGTTATTATTTTACTAAATCTCCTAGAGAAATAAAAGAGATAAGTAGTGATTCTGATTGGGATGATGCCGCTTTTAATATAACAACTTCTCTTTTTAATACATCGGGAAGAGGTCAATCTAACACTACACCCGAAAAAAGAATACGAACAATGATAAACGTGTCGTATAGAGATTTTAAAAATATGAATAATTTAATGAATGATATAACAATTAAGACAAAGAATGATAAAATTATTACGTCTCAGAATATTGAGGAATTGAGAAAGAGTAAAAACCAAGAAGATATTGATAATTTATTTTTATTGTATTCAAAATATATTTCAGGCCTGTCAAGTTTGGGTGTTCCCGTTGATTCAGATGAAATGAATATCGGGATTGAACAGGAAGTTGCAGAAGAAAATACAGAAAATGCAAAAGAAATTTTTGATGAATTTAAAGAAACAGAAGCATATAAGTGGTTTACAAGTGAAGAAATTAAAAGGTTGCTTCTTCCTCAAAACTCATATTCATACACACCAAAGCCCGATGAATATGTAACTGGACGTAATACTAGACAACAAACATTGGAAAAATCTATAAAAAAAGAAGAGTTTATGGAAACAGATATATTTCCTTCGTGGTTCGATGACGGCTATCAAGGGTATTACAAAAATATTTTAAGAGGAAATTTTCAATATAATAATGTTGATTTAGACATATTAAAAGATATGATTAAAAAAATAACAGAAGCATATGAAAATAAAGATAAGAATAAAGGTGAAGTGTTAAGAAAATATCAATTAAGTAAAATAACAAAAATGTTTGTTAAATCTGTTGAAGAAATAGAAAGTGTTGATGAAATTAAAAGTTTATTCTTTTGGTTAAAAAAAACTGATAGAGATAATTTAGTGGGTCTTTTCGAGAACTTTTTATTAAAATTAGAAGACTCTGAATTAACAGAATCGGGAACAAAAAAGATTGATAAAATAAAATTTGAATCATTCAAAAAGATATTAAATTTAGGAAGTTTATTGAGAGAAAATAGACAAGGTAAAAATAGTTATAATATGGTTAATATAGAAAGAAGTTTAACTCAATTATTTATAGAAGAAATACTACCAAATAAAAGGGGAATCCCTAAATTAGAAATAAAAAATAAAGATAACAAATTAATAGCAACTTTACCTAGAGGGATGATAGCAGGTTTAGGTAAGATAAAATACATTCCATTCATATCTTATAATTCTAAGACTAGTGAAGAATTAAAACTTTTATCTCCATTAAGCGCAATGTCGGGGGATGATGATATTGCAATTTCAGGTTTTGGTAGGGGAACGAATTTTGGTTCTTCAAGACCTAGTAAAGTAGGTTCTAAGAGTAGTAGTATGAATGATAATACTAGAATTTTATCCGCAACTAGTAAATACAAGTTAATGGTGGAGTGATTTAAATGGCGAAAGTTTCCTCCCCAAGTGATTTTACAAATATTGATGTAAACTATAATATTGGTTTCGGACATTATACTACGCATACAGATGTTTCTAATCTATTACAAATTGGTGCATTTACTGATTCGACTACTCCAACAAGACAAGAAATTGGAAAAATTATAAAGAGAGTAGAAGAAAAAATAGACGGCGGTATAGGACAATCATATCGTCCTATCATACATAAAGATGAATACTTTTCATTCGATGGATGGAATCAAGGGGCTTATCCTGTATCTACATGGAAAGACTATGTTGGTTTTGTGCAATTGTCTCAACCTAAAATTCGTAAGATAGTAAGGTTGGAAGTTTGGCAGGGTAATGAATACAAAGATTTGGCATCTGCTACTGCCAAAATAACAGTTCCAACTTCAGTAACAAATAGTGCTTGGAAAATATCCTTAACAGTAGGAACATATACATTTGAGTTAGACGAAGCAACAGATTTCTTTGATAATTTTGGGCCAAAAACTACTGCTAGTCAAATAGTGGATACTATTAATGAAGTGTTCCCTGCTAAAACAGCAAACTTTACGGGTGAAGTTGCGGCTAAATCTGTTACTGCAAATGGAAATCCTAATGTTAACATTTCAGATTTCTTTTATGCAACTACTGATTCAGAAGATAGTAAAACTGTAATTATATCTTCTTTGTTAATGGGTGAAGATGGTTCGGCTTGCACTATAACATCAAACTTCGGAACGGTGGCGACATTTACAGATAATCAAGACCAAAATAGAATGGGAGATTATTGGATGATAAATGATGAAGGAAAAATATTTTTTAGAAGAGAGTTTCCTTATGTTCAAAATCACTCTATTAGAGTTACATATGTAGCAGGTAATGGAAGAGTCCCTGCGGGAATACACGAAGCGGCAACGAAATTAGTAGCGGCAGAAATAATACGACATGATGATAATTCTATTATAATAGCAGAAACAGGTTCTAATATAGATTTGAAAACTAAACATGATATTTTAATTGAAGAAGCGAATAAAATTATTGCAGGTAAAAAGAATCTAATACATTTTATATCGTGATATTATGACAAACTATCAAGCATTTTTGACTGAAATGTTAAGAATACAAGTGGAACGTAATATTATATTGAAAGAAATGGAAGGGATTTTAGGGTTTGATATTAGTTTATCTGATGAAGAAATGCAAAAACACGCAATAGAACTTTTACAGAAAAAACTATTCGATGATTTGGAACGGGAAGCATATATGTTCTTAACAGGAAGAGAAAGAAGAGGGTAAATAATATGGATGAAGTGAGTTTTATTGTTAGATTACTTAATGATAATTGGGCTGCTACTGCTACAACTCTAACAAATAATGGTAGTATTGTAGCGAGTCATGCAGTAACACCTAAGTTTATTGATGTTAGGTCTATTGTTCCAAAGGAAGGAAGACGGGTTGATGTTGATTCTCAAGAGGTAGTTATTGTTTTTGAAGATAGTGCTACAACAAGTTATCCTACAATAGATTATGCTGTTAGAAATGAAACATTTAATTTTACTTTACACATAAGAGTTTTGCATAGACGAGATTTTCCAAACGCTACTTATTCTAGGGATAGATTGCAAGCATTGTATAGAATTGCACGATACATTTTAGAACATAACTCTCTACGTCCAACTGTTTATGTTGGTGGGGGAACTTCGGGAACAATAGAGGAAAGTGGAGAATTACTAAAGTTAACAAGCAGAAGCGAGGCTAATGATAGAGGTAAAAGACTATTAGGGTATAAGTTATCAGTGGAAATGAAACGGTTTGGTCGCAATACATAGGGTGGTTAAAAAATGGTAAGTAATGAAGTATTTGTAGGCGCAGGGACAATGGCTACGTTAGTGCCGGAAATGGATATGTATTTTGATGATATGGTAGTAACTTTTTCTAATGGTAACAACGTTGCAGTTTTAGAAAACACTGATATTGCTAGGTTTAAGTTATTAACAAATCTATATGTTGGTTGTAGAGCAAAAGTTACTGATACTTCTAGTGTAGTGTATCATGTGATGATTACATCGAATACTGAAACCAGTTTTACCTTTGATTCTGATGTATCGGATATTACTAGCGGTACTGAAACAGTACACGTTAAACTATTAGCATTTGGCGCACCTGTTATAGCACATTCAACTTCTAATCAAAAATTACTTTCTGATAATTGGTTAGGATTAGTTAATTCTTTTAGTCCACCAAGCGTTGATGTTGAAACAAAACAATTAGCATTAATGGGTGGAAACACAAGGAATCTATCTTTACAATATAGAGGTTCTGAAACTGTTAGTGGGGGTTCTTTGGATTTATCACTGAATAATGGTTCTTGGTTATATTATGCTTTAGGAAAAGTAACCGCTTTATCAAACAGTAATGGTTCTTCTGAGGCTTGGGATGGAAATACCACAGAAACCTTCATTTACAATAATGGGGGGGTTGGTATTTCGAGAGTAATATTGGATGGACTTGAATATCCTCCTCTTTCGACAACTAACGATACTGTTGAAGCGGTTCATGGCAATTTAACTAATTATGATGAAATTGCTAGTTCTGACGTTTTAACATATACATTCGGAGAAGCAAATGGTGCTTCACTTCCTTCTTTCGGGTTAGATGTGTCATATAGAAAAGCAGATGTGGCTGCAACCACTGCTGTTGATAATCTGACCCCTCATGAAAATATTTATTCTAGAATATTTACAGGATGTCAAGTTAACACTTTAACACTTAATTTTGAAGAAGGACAGGAACTAAAAAGTAATCTGTCTTTAGTTACTAGGAGAGCATATGATGTTGTTACTGATGGAACTACCGATTATATTCCACACAACGGAAAACTAAATCCTAGTGATTTAAAGAACTTTAGTGCTACTGCTTCTGATAATTACCCGTTCATGTTTTCAGATGGTGCTTTAACTGTATTCGGCCAAACCTTTGGAAGAGTTAAGTCGGGGTCTGTTACAATTAATAATAATATTACCCCACAAAGATATATTGGAAACACAAACAGACAGGTTATGAACGAACACATACCTGCACAAAGAACATATGATATTAATATGTCAGTATTAATTACAGATACAACACTTTGGGATGACTTAAGAAAGGAAGATGCGGAAGTTACTGCTGCTGATAAATTGCTTACTCTAAACTTTACCAAAGATACAGGAGAATTTATAAAAATGTCATTTTCAGATTACATAATTCAGACTGTTGATATTCCTTTCCCCGAAGATAAGGGTGCAATAGAAGTATCGTTTACAGCATCAGCAAGAACATTAGTTGCAAACTCATGCCAATACAAAGGTAAATGGGCTTTAATGCACTAATACGGAGGACTATTAAATTAGATAATAGTTCACAATATCAGATTCCACTAACATCGTTTGTTTGTTAGTATATAGTTAGGTGGAAAAACATGGTAGAAGAAAAGAAAGCAATAACAGATAAGAGTAGGCTATTTGCCGCAGTAAATACAGAATGCCATCACATAAGGGTAGCCCCCGATAGTGATGAATACCTACAAGTTTGGATTAAAGAACCAACTTGGTTACAGGTAGAACAAGCGTTGTCAAGCGTGATGAACATTGATTCAAACAGTAAATCTTTTGATTTAGATTTGAATAAAATGTATAGATTCATGGTTGAAAACTTTGTTGAAAAAACAGACCCAGTTTTAACGTCTGTTGATTTACTACGATTAAGTCCTTATGTTGGCGCACAACTTAAAGAAATTCTCCCTAATCCTTTCACCGATATGATGGGGGATGATACGGGAAACGAAAGTTAATTCGTAGGGCATTAAAAGGTGGTAATGTACCGCCAAATATTGCATCACGAATAATGATATATACATATTCAACAACTTTCAGTATTAGTCCTTTAGAGGCTTATTGTACCCCCGCTATTTTAGTAAAACAAATGTTAGAAGTTCATGGTGAAGTTAAAAAAATAGAAGCAGAAGAAATGGAAAAGGCAAGAAAGGGGTGATGTTATGGCAGACGAAGTAGTAGATAAAATCTATAACATGAAAGATGCTTTTGACGGATTACAAGATTCTGTTAGTGCATTAGAATCAGTAACAAAAAAGATGCGTCATAGTACTATGTGGAATGTTGTGAGTAGGATGTCTTCGGGTATTTTTCCAGATTTTTGGGCTTTACAGAATAAGTTTAGAGGCGCTGCGATATTTATAAATGAACAGTTAGCGAAGGGTAATAAACAATCAAAAAAAATGTATGAATCAATAGAAAAAATGTCAAAAATGAAAGAAATGTCTGATGCAATGGATATGTTTAAAGACGATTTATTTGGTGGAGAGGATTTTAGTAAACGTACAAAAAAGGATTTACAGGGATTAACTAAGACTTTAGAAAAACATTTTAAGGATTTTAAAGGCATAGAACATTATCTTTTTGGAGATAAATTTGATGAAACAAAAAAGGCTCATTTAGTGCGGTTGTTAGAAGTTACTAAAGGAACGTTAAGCGGTCAATATCAAAAAATTCAATCTCAAAAAGATATTGCTGAAGCAAGAATACAGGAAATGGAAGATTTTGATGAATATGTAAAAAGTCGGGGTTTAAAAAAAGGGGACAGGACTATATCTCCATCTATGGAAAATCCTGATAGTCCTTTCTTTTTACTTAGAATGAAAGTTTTACGTCTTCAATTTAAAGCAAATACTATGTGGACTAAAATTAAAAGTTTTGATTATATGAATGCAATAAAGGGGGCGGGTATATTTTTCTTTAAAGCACTATTAGCCTTTAGTGCAATTGTTTTAGGTTTATTTATGTTAAAGAAAAGTTTTGATTTGTTAAAAGAACCTTTGGGAGAAGCATTTGAATCAATAAAAGAACAAGTAATGTGGGTTTTGGGTGGAATATTTAACACACTATCTGATTTAGGAAGTGCCTTTGTTTTATTGTATGATGGGTTTGCTAATGGTGAGTTTTTCACTGTTATTGACGCACTATTACAAATTTTTGCAGGGGTTTTTAAATTAGGATTACAAGTATTAGGGGGAATTATTTGGCTAGGTGTTTCTTCTATTGTTATTGTTCTAGGTGAACTATTAGAACACGCTGTAAGTAGCAGTACGAATTTTTACAATACTGTTACAGGAATATTATTGGCTGTGGGGGTAGTGGCAGGTTATCTTGTGTTTATTGGTTCGACAATAGCAGCATTGCCATACATGATAGTAGCCGGAATAGCGGGTGTAATAATGTTGGGAATTAAAAGTGTTATGGGTTTTTCAACAGGGGGGGTAGTTAATTCGGATATGCAAATAGTTGGAGAAAGAGGTGCTGAATTAGTATCTTTACCTAGAGGTTCTAGGGTACATTCTAATGCAGATAGTAAAAGAATGTTAGGAGGTTCGGGTGGAAATACAATTAATGTTCATGTTAATGGTAGAGTTGGTGCATCTGATGCAGAAATACGAGATATAGCAAATAAGGTTGCTAGAGAAATTAATCTAAGAATGAGCAGAACA